CGGCATGATTTTCATGACGGCCCTGGGCCACGGATGACCAGCATTTGGGCCGTTAGATAACCCGCCGTTTTTTACATTTCATATCAAGGGAAGGGGACAGATGTATATTTTTTGTGCAAATACGGGACGCTGTGGATCCATGTTTCTCTCAAGTATGATCGGATACCTGACTGACATCCCAAGCTTTCATGAACAAATCCCTTACTGCATCAATGAGGTGAGCAAGGCTGTAAACACAGGCCAACTTACACCAGAGGCGGAAAAGGTTTTAGATACGAAAATAGAGCGGATCAAAAACGATGCCAAGGATGGCTGGTATTTTGAAGCAAATAATATGTTTATCAAATCCTTCGTCTGGAAAGTTATGGAGTCGTTTGAGAACGTGGGGTGCATCTATCTTCACCGCAACCCTATAGACACCTTTATGAGTCATGCGGAAAGAGGCTGGAAGGTGGGTTGGGATTGGATATTGAGGCCCCATTGGAAAATGAATTGCTTAAGAATCCATCGGCCTATGTCCTATTACGAGGCTTTAAATTGGATGTGGTATGAGGTGAGGGCCCGGTTTGATATGTGGGAAACAGACTTTGCCAAAACCTTTATTTTCGATTTCGAAAAGCTTAATGACCTTGAGGAATATTACAGGATGTTTGAGCATTTCGGAATCAAATACAGGAAAATAGACAAACTTCCTGAATTCAACCGCAATGCAAATAACGCCCAAGATATCCCCGTGACTGAGCGGTATCAAGAAATCATGCAGTGGGTACGCCCTCAGTTTCAGCATCCCGGCAAAGAATGGGCATTCCCTACGGATATGGAATCCATTGACCTGGATAACCAAAGGAAGGCACGGAGAGATGTCGGTTAAAAAGCCCAAGCTGTCGGTTATAATCCCTATTAAAAACACCAGGCATTACAGCCGTGGGATCGCAAGGCTTAAAAACTGTCTGAGGAGCCTGGAAAACCAGACGACAAAAAACTTTGAGGTTATTATTGTCGACTTGGATTCTGATGCATATTACAGGCGCAAACATCAGGAGACGGCCAAAAGGTTTGGCGTGCGCTATGTCTATTCCCGAACCGGTTGTAGGTGGAACATATCGCGGGCCAGAAATATTGGAATACGCAAGGCCCGTGGCTCTTTTGTTATGTCCACAGATGTGGACTGTATTTTTCATCCTGAATTTATGGCTAAAGCCCTGACCCTTGCGAGAAAAAGCAGGATTTTACATTGCAGAATTTGGGACTTGCCAGAGGATTATAATGGCCCCCTGGATGATTTTGAGGCTATGCGGAAAGCTTCGGTCCTTCGCCCCCCTTATTGCTACGGTGGATGCCAAGTTGTAGATAGGGGATGGGCTGTAAGCGTGAGCGGCTACGATGAAAGCTATGTTCATTGGGGTGCGGATGATGAGGATTTATATCAACGGGCAAAAAAAGCGGGGCTTGAAAACCTATGGATAGAAGACGAGGCCGAGTATTATCATCAATACCACCCACAGGATAATAGGCAGGAAGACCTGGCCCAGGTTGAGCAGAACAGGCGAAGGCTAACAAACACAAAACAGGGCTTGTTACCAACTAAGCGCAATCCATTTGGATGGGGAGAGATAAAAAAGACGCCGTTTTTAAATGATACGGCAGTTCTGATAACAACCTTTTTGCGGGATGACCATTTATTCAGGTCTATTGAATCGGTTCGTCAGTACTATCCAAGCATTAAAATATTTATAGCAGATAATGGCAAAAAGCCAACCAAGAAGAAAAAAGAATTTTGCGGCCGCCATAAATGCAGGCTCGTAAAGGTTCCTTTCGACTCAGGGGTGGGGGCATCCAGGAATGCAGTATTTAAGGTGTTGCCCAGGCAAGTTAAATATGTGGTGATTATTGAAGACGACATAAGATTCACGCCCAGCACGGTGCTTTCTGCGTGGCGAAATCTTTTGGAGCATAAAAAAGAAATCGGCATTGTGGGCTGTCTCTTAAACGTGAATACGCATATAGGCCGGGCAGAGCAACATTTTGAATCCCTGCTGGAGCTTAAAAACAAAACTCTGCATATAAAGAAAATAGATAAATTTGATTGGACGTATTTCAGGAATCTTCGCTATGTTCTGTGCGACATGACCCTTAACTGTTTCATGATGAGGCGAAAGATTTGGGGTGAAGTACAGTGGGATGAACAGATAAAAACCGCCCCTGAACATGAAGAGTATTTTCTTGCCATTAAAGAGAAGACAGAATGGAAAGTTGCATATACAGACAACCTCAGCTTAGATCACCTGAAAGAAGCGGATAAGGAAAACTATGCAAATTACCGCAAGCGTATGGAGGGGTTTTATATCCTGGGAAAAAAATGGAAAATTGATAAGATTGATTCTGAATATCATCAGCAATACGGCATAGAAAATCCCCTGTATCTAAAGCGCCGTTCCAAGCCGCCTGCAAAAAGCCAGGAAAAAATAAAAGGGCGTGGTGTTATTGCCATTGGCATTAAAACCTTTATGAGGGATGGGGCGTTGTGGCGTGCCATCAAATCCATCGAAGACAATGCCAAGCTACCCTACAGGCTTTATATTGCAGACGATGGGCGTATTAGCCCTGAAAAAGAATACAAATATAGAGAGCTAGAACATCAAGGCCACAGGGTCTTTAGAATGCCCTTTGGGGCTGGTATCAGCATGGGACGTAACAAAATCGTATCCGAAGCGCAGGAAAAGCTGGTCTTTATTATGGACGATGACCTGGCCTTTATATCTTCTGCTACCATGTCACAAATGATGGCTGTACTGAATGATGACCCGGATATTGGGATTGCAGCTGGTGTGCTGAAAAACGAAACGACCCATGACTATTTTGGAAACAGGTCCAATGGGGAAATACAGGAGACAAAAGAGGGCGTCCGGTATGTTATGGCAGACCAGGTTGTTAATTTTTTCTTGGCCCGAAAAGAAATGTTTAATGATATCCAGTGGGATAACCGGATTAAAGTTGAATATGAACACATGGACTTTTTTCTGAGGCTTCAGCAGACAAGGTGGAAAGCTGCGGTATGTCTGGATGCCGAGGCGATACACATGTATACGGTACAAGATTCCCTTTATAGGCAGCATCGCTGGTCCAGGCCTATTGCATATTTCAAGGCGAAGCATGGCATCCATGATGTGATTAATAGATTTTAAAAGAGGTAAATATGGGAACAAGAAAGTTTGGAGGGGCAGAACTCATTAAGGCTGCGATCACTCGGCTGTCCACACATGCCAAGACCAGCAGCTATAGAGTGTATAGCAATATCCCCGTGGGTACAGCTATGCCCTATATTCGGGTGACGGCCTCCGGCGGCGTGAGGTCCCAATTTACTTCCCGTGATTATGAGGCCGAAGAAAATACACTTACGCTGCAACTTTATTCCGATTATAAGGGCGATAAAGAAATCACTCAGATGATTGATAACTGTATTCAAGCCTTGACCTCATCTACATTGAGTATAACGGGATATACAAACCCCATGAGGTTTCTTATGGATAGCATAACAACGGGGATGGTACAGGATGAGGCAGACACAGCCAAACTTATACGCCGGGCTACAATTGACTTCACGACCGATATGACTCCAACATCATAATTTATAACAGCAATTTTCTAAAATTTATCATTTTTTAGACAGCAAAAGGGGGGATGTCTATTTTTCAATCCGTACATCCCTGCCTTTTTACAAATATTGTAGGAGGAAAATATGAGCTCAAGTGCCGTAAGCGGACACTCTATGACCATGACAGTCGAAGGGGCTGCATTAGCAGAATCCCAGACTTTTTCTATACATTTCACGGTGGCGACTATTGACGTTACAAACAGAGATTCCAGTTGGCACGGGGAATATTTACAGGGCCGTGATGAATGGGCCATTGATTTTGATGGTCTCTACATCTATGACGACCTGGCTAAAAAATATTTGCAGTATTATTGGTCAGATCGTACCCCCGCAACCCTATCCATCATAGTCACTATGCCTGATGCCAATACGTATACGGGCGAAGCGATTCTCACATCGCTGGATTACGAGGGCCCACATGAAGACAAGTTATCAATCAGTGGATCTCTTCAGGGAACCGCTGTGTTGACTTGTTCTGCCAGCTAACTCTGTTTGGGTTTTCAATAAATTCAAATATAGAGGTGTAAGGTATGCCAGTAAAAAGCGTTCCAATAACGCTAGATGATGGAAAGACCTACCACCTTCGATTTGCTACACCTAATCTATGTCTTTTGGAGAGGGAGTTTGCTATCCCTCTCCAGGGGCTGGGTGAAAAGCTAAAGGAAGGGAATGTAGGACTGAATATGAATTTGCAACTGCTTTGGGCAGGATTGCAGCGGGTAGATAAAGAGGGGGAGTTCAGGGAAGACAACTTAACGCTAAACAAAGTCAAGTCCCTGGTCAATCCTGCGAAGCTGGCTGAGGTTATGGGGGCTGTATCGACCGCCCTTATGGAAGCATTAAACCCGACAGCGGACATAGAAAAAAACGTGACAAGGCCGAAGAAGGCAGAGAGTGGAACTGGGAAGAATACCTAAAGGAAATATATCTCACAGCACTCAAGGCTGATATTCGGCCACATGAATTTTGGACCCTGACGCCTGCTGAAGTTCTGGATATTGCTTACATAAAATCTCAGCAGCAATATGAAAAGCTAAAGGATGCCTGGAAACGAGAACGCTGGCAAACCTGTGTGCTGTTAAATGCGTTTTCTGGCTCAAAAAGGGTTATTAAGGAAACACAATTACTCCGCTTTGAGGACGAAGGTACTGTC